CCCCGGCTTACGCCGGGGTCATCTCAAACTCCTGTGACGGTCTGTTGCGGGCAACTTTAATCAAGAAAGGAGGCACACCATGCCTAAATCACCTATGCGCTGTAAGCGCCAGATGTATCTAGGACGTGTTGCGTCCAATTTGATCGGAGCGGCCCAAAACATAGACGAGCTCAACACTGTGTTCGACAGGGCGAAAGCCGTGGTGGACACAGTCTGGGATGACGGCAATTGCAGTTGTCCCAGTTGTTGTGCTCGAATCCGTCATGGGTTTGAGAGGGTCGGACGCCTTTAAGGCGTTTGGCCCGCGTTACGCAGGGCCTGTCGTTTGAATTCCTCAGACGACGCGCGTTGGAAACACGCGTTCATTAGAAGGTCTTGCCGGCTTGTGCGGACAAGTCAAACGCAATATGAGAGAGGAGCATGGGAATATGACCACAAAAGACACTGGTATACAGACAACGTTTGCAACGCAAACGACAACCGTATACAGCGGAAGCCCGAGTTATGAGCAGTTTCCTGCCAACTCGGAACGACGTTATATGTCTGGCGTGAGCATTCCCAATTTCCATCTTCGAAAGCAACGCGGTGAACTTCTGCCGCACACTCCATTCTCTCAAGTGGAGTGGCAGGGCCAATGGATTTCTGGCTCTGGTCGCTTTGACTACAACAGCGGTCCCAACTGGTTCGAATATACGAACTGGCGTGGGTCTGGCGCTCATAATGTTTCATGGCGCTTGATGGACTTCGTTGATTACAACGTAGATCCAACCACTGTTCCTGTGTCTGCTATTCCAGACTACTTCGTTCAGCAGGCGGCTGCTCGGATTTATTCCGGCGGCTTTGATGCCTTAACGGCGTCAGCTGAAATGAAGAAAACCGTTGACGGCTTCCGGGGGGTTACCCGTCGGATGCTTGATCTGGCTAGTCGGTTTAGCACGAAACGCATGCTACAGCTTTGGCTGGAAGGCCGTTACGCGTGGCGTACGCTTGCGTACGACGTTCGTGACCTACATTCAGCCTTAACCGAGTTTGAAGCCAAGCGCGAGATCTGGACCGAAAGGGCCGGTACCTCGTACTCAACTGAAAGCTCGGAGTTGATAAGCTCTACATCAAACACCTATGGTGCGTATGAGCTTACACGCGATAGTTCACACCGATTCTCTTTGCGAGGATCGGTGGCCGGCTTGATAAAACCTAGCCGGTTTCTAGCGGACCCTTTTAAAACTGCTTGGGAATTAGTTCCCTACAGTTTTGTTGTAGATTGGGTCTACGATGTCGGAACGGCAATCGATGCCTACCGCTTCGTAAACGCTGCTAGCCAGTGGACTGCTTCGAAGGGATTCGAGTGTCAGTCAACTGTAGAGTATCGCGAGGATGTGTCTAGTTCGTCTTCCTGGAGTTCCTCCGGGTCGACTTCTTATCGTTATGAAGGAACTAGACAAGTGCGTTCTCCTGTTTCCACAATTCCTACACTACCGCAGCGGACTAACCGGGCGCTAACTTGGGATTTATCTTTAGATCTCCAAGCTCTGGCAACTGTTCGGTCTAAATTCCGCTAAACTACTACTTCAAGGAGAAGTAATATGGCAGCAATGTCAACGGCCCTCACAGTGACTGATATCTCTGCGGGGAAGTTCACCTACACGACCTCTGGGCATACTGCTCAGAAACCAAAGATCGTGGTGGGCAATCACCGGGTGCCTTCGGGCAACCAAGTGATGGCGGAGTTCTCTTTTAGCGTATTGCACGCTACTGAGGACGATGACGGCATCATCCTGCCCCAAAAGGCAGGTATCACTGTTAGCTGCAGGCAGCCCATTAACGGGCAGTCTACGGACATGGACGCTGTTCTGGCAATCGTTCGCGACATTGTCGCGGGTGATGAATTTGCCAACAGCGTCGCTACCCTGGAACCACTTAAGTCAGTATGATCAACTTAGTGGCAGGCGCGATCTTGTTGATTGCACTCTGCTTCCCGTTTGGGAAGAACCTCGGTAACCCGTTTGCAAATCTGCAACGGGTATGTGACGAGCTAACTACTGGAGACTTCAATGAAAAAGCCCCAGATGTGTGTGTACGAGGTGACTCGACACTACATAAGTGATAATAGCCACTGGCTTGAGCCCCGGTTGCAAAACCGGATCCTAGGCGCATTGCGCGCTAGGGATTTCCAAGCTCTCGCCAGTTCAGGAGATTGGGTCGACTACGCAAAGCATAATGTCGACACTGTTAGGATTCTACGACAAGTGGCCGCCTTCTTTAAGAAGAACGACCATTTCGCTGACGAGGAATTCTGCCGCTCTGCGGCAGAGAGTACTTTCCAGCGTGGTGAGCGGCTATGCCGCATTACCAATCGTAGACTCGACCACTACTTCAGCAACCGCGATCGTCTCGATCCCGATGTTGCTAGGCAGATTGGTCTAGCCCAGTCCTACATTCGTAGGGTACTGGGGTCCTACCAGTCCTTCCTAGGGGAACTTCCTTCCCTGGTAAGGCTAACCTCCGGCGCCTCCGCGCTCACTCCGCGATCACGCTCTCTACCGTTCCAGAAATTGGAGCGGCGGGTGGCGTGTACTCCGCAATGTGTGCCTCTCCTGACCGCTATGGGTAGCCATCTCGGCTATCAGCTGTCAGTGAAGCGTACTGCGTGGAATCGTGTGGAGTTTGTACCTAAATCCTGGAAGACCCATCGTACAATCGCGTGCGAACCGGCTGGGAATATTCCCTTCCAACTTGCATTCGACACGTGGGCCAAACGGGGGTTACGCCGTAAAGGCATCGACCTCCGGAACCAGGAGAATAATCAACAGCAAGCGAAGTTAGGCTCCAAGTATGGAGGCTACTCGACCGTGGACTTGTCCATGGCGTCTGATACGCTTTCTTATAACACTGTTCACTGGCTTTTACCAAGTGAGTGGTGTGCGTATCTTGATCGCGTGCGATCTCCGTTGTATCGCCTCAACGGCGAGGTGCATAAGTATGCAAAGTTCTCCTCTATGGGGAACGGCGCTACCTTTGCATTGGAGACGTTGATTTTCGCGAGTATGCTTCATGCAGTTGGCTCGCGGATCGGGTTGGCATACGGGGACGACCTAACCGTCGAACCTGAGCTATATCCGAAACTAGTCCGGCTGCTGAAGTTCTTCGGCTTCATTCCCAACCTTGAGAAATCCTTTGCTTCAGGCCCCTTCCGGGAGTCCTGTGGTAAAGACTATTATCAAGGTCAAGATATCACGCCGTTTTATGTCCGTTCTGTGGCTAGTTGGGATATTCCCAATCTTTGTCACAATATCAACGGATTAGCGCGGATATCTGAGTACGGTTCCCTTTGGCAGTACCTCGCCAAAGTGTGTGCGCAGCATAAGCTGCCATACGCCCCGTACGGGAGTGATACGCTGAGTGGTGTGCATTTGCACCCATACCATGCGTACGGTCGGAGACTTATACGCCAGGACCCCAAAGCACCTTGGACGTTGCAAGGCCGCGCTCTGCTTCGTAGAAGCAAGGCGGTTACTTGTTACGATTCTCGGGCTTTGGCTCTCTGGTTCCTGCATCGGGGAGATGCAGACGTCGACCCTGTAAGGGGATTCGACGGGTATAAGAGCTCTGGGTACACCACGCCTGTCCTGAAATACAGGCGGGGGTGGACTCACTGGCAACCGCCAGTGACGGGCTTTCCGGGCCACCTTTTCGGGTGGTC